GTAATGACCACTTGAATAGTGTAGCAGAACAAATTAATAATCCTAACATTGATGAAGAAAAAGTACGTTTAGATCCACATTGCTGGGACAACAAAAAAATTGGTAATCCCAAAACAAAGATCAAGGGTGGCACTAGAGTAAATAACTGTGTACCAAAAGAATCAGCAATACTAAAAGGATTAAATCAAATTGACGAAGGTTGGAAAAGTGCATTGGGCAGTGCTGCATTAGCAGGTGCTATGGCAATGGGCAGTGGACATGCTCAAGCAGCAGATTTAAGTCAATTTGGAACTCCTTATTTACAACAAGTTGCTTCAGGTCAACACCCAAGACCAATGGTCAATGTTGATGATGCTAAAGCAGAACTACAAGCTAGAGAACAAGGTAAACAACAAACTGTTGCACCTGCAGCGGCTCCAGAAACAACATCAGGGTTTAGTATAGATTATTTAAAGAAGGCATCTGATCCAGATAGAACTGGAAGATATTTAATTAGTGTTGAAAAGGCACAAGAAATGTTAAAGCAAGCAACAACTCCAAGAGCAAGACCCACATTAAATATTGCACCCGGCGATTATCCGGCAGCTAAATAAGGACAACAATTATGTTAACAGAAGATTTAAAAGTATTATTAGCTAGTGTTAACTCATTGTCTATCAAAGCACAAAACTTTCATTGGAATGTAGAGGGAGATAACTTCCCTCAATATCACGAATTCTTTGGCAACTTCTATGAAGAAGTATACAGCGCAGTAGATAAGATTGCTGAATACATTCGTACATTAGATAGTTATACTCCCGGTAGTTTAACCCGCTATGCTGAATTAACTATCATTCAAGACCAACTTAAGATTCCACGTGCTGAATTAATGTTTGCTGAATTGTTTGAAGATAATGGCAAGATGATTGAATTGCTTAATCATTGCTTTGCATCGGCTACACAAGAAAACAAACAAGGTATCGCTAACTTTATCGCTGAAAGGTTAGATGCTCACGAAAAACATCAATGGATGATTCGTAGTACTCTAAAGAAAGAACGTGCATAATGAGAGCAAAAGAGTTTTTATCCGAGTCCTATCGCTCGGTTGTAAATGAAGAACTTAGGGTAGATGTGCCTAACGAAGAATGGTTACAAGACGCAATTGAATATGCTAAAAGTAAAAGTCCCGATCGCAATGGTCTACCATACATGGGAAAGACCACTGCTACAGTTAGGAACGTTGCGGTTCCGATCAGCATCTTAAGACGGATACCAGGCATGCGTCAAGAGCAATCAAAGGTAAGACACCACGATCTTGCTGCTATTAGAAAAATCATGCACACTACAGGTAAACTGCCACTACACGGACATACTGGACAAGAATATAAACCTTTTATTAATGTAGCATATGATGGCAGTGCTTGGGTTAATGAAGGTAATCATAGGATTATGGCAGCGGCTGAACTTGGTTGGGATTCATTACCAGTGGAGATTTCATACTTTGACGGTGGTGAAAGAATCAAGTCAGGCCCAATGTATCCGGGTAATATTGGGCTTGCAGAAGCAATGGATCAGGGAACTAGATGGACTGGTGATGAACCATATAGACAATTAGTTGAATTGGATTTAGAAGAAGGTTGGAAAGATTTAGCAGTAGGTGCAGCTATGGGATTAGGCGCACTAGGTGCAGGTAATAGTGATGCTAAACCAATTGAACCAATCAAAAAACCTGCTATAACTCAACAAGCACAACAACCTGTTAAAGCAGCATCAGCTACAATAGACCCTAAAGCAGAAGTAGCATTATTCAATGCTGGCAAAGCGGCTGGTATGCGTGGCTCTGAATTAGCGCAATTCTTAGCACAAGTTAAACACGAATCATGGAACTTTAGTAGATTACAAGAAAAACCACAACCTAAGGTAAAAGATTACTTTGCTAAAAAATATGACCCTAAACATGCGCCAAAAACAGCAAAGATACTAGGTAATAAACATGCAGGTGATGGTGATAGGTATCATGGTAGAGGCTATATTCAGTTAACCGGACATGATAACTATGCCCGCGCTAGTAAAGAACTTGGAATAGATTTATTAAATCACCCTGAGTTAGCTGCTGACCCGGCAACTGCTGCAAAGATTGCTGTGTGGTTTTGGAAAATCAAAACAAAAGGCATTACAGATTTTGCAGATACTAAAACAGTAACACATAAAATCAATCCAGCACTCAGAGGATTAGAAGATAGACACGCAAATTTTATAGATTATAAACAACGGATTAAACCAGCATGAAAAAATTATTAGCATTAACCTTACTCGCAGTATCATTTACCGCTTCAGCTTGGACACAACGAGCACCTAACCCAGTACAACAATGTCAAGCACATGCTCCGTACGGTTTCCCACAAACACAAAATGTACAACCTATTTGCCGTCAAGCATATCTAGTTGGATATGATGCACAAGCTAAACTACCAAAATTCGTAACATACGAATTAATGCCGCAAAACGCATTAGGTTGTGTAGCAAGAACAAATGCGTTTGCTGCTGACCAAAGTGTACCAAATGGTGCTCGCCCAGATGATTATGCTGGTACAGGGTTTGATAAAGGTCATATGAGTCCTGATGGTGATCTGTCATGGGATGTTCAAGTTGAATTTGAAAGTTTCTTAATGACTAATATGAGTCCACAAGCTGGTTCATTGAATCGTGGCATATGGAAACTATTAGAAACAAGTGTACGTGGTTGGGCAGTTCAGCGCAATCAAAGTTACACGGTTTATGTTGGCGGAGTATATAATGCACAAGATAAGAAAATCGGCAACGGTGTCGTTGTTCCTCATGGTTTTTACAAAATTGTTATCAATAATCAAACGAATGAAGTAGCAGGATGGGCGTTCCCTCACGTTGCTCCGTATCCTAACTTAGGAAATGACTTGACTAAGTTTAGATTACCGATAACACAGATTGAACAAACAGCAGGGGTACAATATGCATTCCCTAAAAATGCAAAAGAATTAGCTCCTGGGCAAGAATGGATAGTTGATTTTGGTAAACTCACACAAGCTAAACGTACTAAATGTGGTGCCAATGCAGAGGATTAATATTAGCAATAATATCTCATACTAAATAGCAGTATGAACATCACTAAATTAGGCAAACTAGTCGGAGATTGGAGTAATATCAATGATACATTGCTTCAACAAATAAGCAATCTATTTAAACTACGAGATTGTAATGTTGATTTGGATATACAAAAACCAAATCAAGTATCACCTTTCATCAAAGATAACTTAGCATATCATAACCCTGATCAACCTTTTACAGTTAAAAGAATCTTTGTTCATTTAACTGATTGGCAACCGGGACATTTCTATTGTGTTGATAACAATATTCATGCTGGCTGGAGTGCAGGGGATGTATATAGTATTGATTGGCATAATGCATATTATGCAAGTGCAAATGCAGGTGCAGCAGATAGAATTATATTACAACTTACTGGTCTTGTTTCAGAAGAATCTAATGAATTCTTGGCTAGATTAAAAAGATTTGACACATACGCACTAGAACTTAAAGAAAGTTCTTGGTAAGAACACACCTACCTTAGGACCGTGTGGCCCGGCTGCTGGGCATAGAAAACGATTCGCTACCGTGGACTATAAAGTGAGCACTTTTTGATAAATACATAATGCTTACAGAACATATCATTATTGAATCCGCTGCACTTGAATTAGCAAAAAGATTGCCGTCATTGGCTAAACATGACTACAATACCATCGACAAATTAATGCAAGATATTGCTAATAAACATCGTATTACTGGTAAGGCATTACATGATATGTTTCTAAGAAAGTATCACAAAACTCCAGATAATTGGGTTAAGGGTAAACTAGACGAAGCTAATAATAAACCAGATTTTCTAGCAGATAATCCAATCATGCAGAAATTCATCAAGTGGTCAAGTCAAAAACTCAATCTTCAATCTACCCCCAAATTTGAATTCAGCTACAATACTGAAGAAGCACAAGAAGGTCATCACACTGGTCGTCATTCAGAAAACGATAACAGTGTTTGGGTATACGTTGCTAATCGTAATATGGTTGATATTATGCGTACCGTTTTTCATGAATTGGTTCATGTCCGTCAAGGAGAATTGGGTATGATTAAGCCAGGAGATAGCTATCCTGGTAGCCCAATTGAAATGCTAGCGGATATGGGTGCGGGCAAATACATGAAAGTATTTGGCAAAGATCATCCAGAAATCTTTCAATAAAATACATTCTATGCTATAATGCATAGATGCTTAAACTACTCTTTCCATTGCCAAAAGATATCGTTGTTGCACTTAGTGGCGGCGTTGACAGTGTTGCTATTACAGATTTCCTTTCTCAAAAACACAATGTAACTTGTGCTTTCTTCCATCATGGAACAGAGAATAGTGAACGAGCATTAGAATTCGTTGCACACTTCTGTACCGAACGCAATCTTCCACTTATGATCGGAATGATTAAAAACAATAAACCAAAAGAACTTAGCACAGAAGAACATTGGCGTAATGAACGCTATGACTTCCTAGATAGTTTTGGTAATTCATTGGGCCCAATCATTACCGGTCATCACTTGGATGATTGTGTAGAAACATATCTTTGGTCATCTATTCATGGGCAATCAAAAGTTATCCCAGCGAAACGAAACAATGTTGTTCGCCCATTTCTAACAACAAACAAAAGTGAATTCACAAATTGGTGCGAACGAAAATCAATTAATTGGTGTCACGACAATAGCAACGATGACACAAAATATATGCGTAACTATGTCAGAACACATCTCATGCCACACGCATTACACGTTAACCCAGGACTACACACTGTGGTTAAAAAGATTGTAGAAAAACAGCAAAATGTTTGACTTTTCTACACAAGGCATGTATACTAATTACTTTACAAGGAGAAACTATGAGTAGTAAAATGTTTACCGGAGAGCAAAAGATTAAGTTGACTCAACTTATCAACGAGGGCATGGTAGTCCTACATGAGATTGATACTCTACGTGAGGGTCTAAGTGATACTGTTAAGGCTATCGCAGAAGAACTGGAAGTAAAGCCAGGCATTCTTAAGAAGGCAATTACTGTCGCACACAAAGCAAGTCTTGGTCAAACAAACGCTGACCACGAAGAACTAAACACTATCTTGGAAACTGTGGGTAAAACACTTTGAGTTACGTTGATGCTATTCATAGCAGGGATGAGGATCGTATCTACGTTGTAGAACGGGACCAGAACGGAAAGCGTCAATACAAAGAATATCCCACAAACTATGTACTATACTATCCCGATCATAAGGGTAAGTATCGCAGTATATATGGTGACCCTGTAAATCGTTTCAGTACACGTAAACGACAAGAGTTTGAAAAAGAAAGGCGCATCCATTCAGGTAAGAAATTATTTGAAAGTGATGTGCCTGTAGTGTTTCGCTGCCTTAGTGAAAACTATCTTAAGGCAGATGTTCCTAAACTGCATACTTGTTTCTTTGACATTGAGGTAGATTTTGATCCAGAGAAGGGTTTCAGTCCTACTAGTGATCCATTCAACCCAGTAACTGCTATTTCATTATATTTGGATTGGCAAGATACACTGGTTACATTGGTCATTGCCCCCAAGCATATGTCACCTGAAACAGCACAAGAAATTTGTAATGAATTTGAAAACTGTATGCTTTTCACTAATGAGAAGGAGATGTTTGATGTTTTCTTTCAACTCATTGAAGATGCTGATGTAATGACTGGCTGGAACAGTGAAGGATACGACATACCTTACATGGTTAATCGTGTCACAAGAGTAATGAGTAAGGATGACACACGCAAGTTTTGCTTGATGGGTCAACTTCCTAAAGCTAGAGAATACGAAAGATTTGGCAAAAGTGAAACTACATACGACTTAGTAGGTCGTATTCATTTGGACTACTTACAACTCTACAAGAAATATAACTATGAATCACGCCATTCATATAAGTTAGATGCTATTGGTGAGATGGAAGTAGGAGAAAACAAAACTCAATATGAAGGTACTCTTGATCAGTTGTATAACAAGGACTTTAAGAAGTTTATTGAATACAACAGACAAGATACCATGTTGTTAGTAAAAATCCACAACAAACTAAAGTTTTTAGAACTTGCTAATCAATTGGCGCATGAGAACACAGTACTGCTTCCAACAGTCATGGGTTCTGTTGCAATGATTGAAATGGCAATTTTTAATGAAGCCCACGAACGTGGATTAGTAGTGCCAGATAAAAAACGAAAGAATGAAAATGCAGAAGAAACGCAGCCAGCAGCAGGTGCCTTCGTTGCTACGCCGAAAAGAGGTATGCACGAATATGTCGGAGCAGTTGACATCAACTCGCTCTATCCCTCGGTTATTCGTGCCCTTAACATGGCAGGAGAAACCATCATTGGTCAAGTCCGTCAGACACTAACTGACAAATATATGCTTGACAAAGGTAAGCAACTTGCTAGCCTTAAAAAGCGTTTCAAAGAAGGTGACGATGATGTTACCGGTGCTATTCTATGGGAAAACTTGTTTAGTGTATTAGAATATACAGCTATTATGAATCAAGACCGTGGTGTAATGCTTACATTAGATTACGAAGATGGTCGTAGTGAGGAATATAGTGCTGCTGAAATCTGGAAGATGATATTTGACAGCAATCGCCCATGGATGCTCTCTGCTAATGGTACAATCTTTACTTACGAGAAAGAAGGCGTAGTTCCAGGACTATTATCTCGCTGGTATAGTGATCGTAAAGTAATGCAGAAGAAACTCAAAGAGGCAACAACGCAAGAGGATCGTGAATACTGGGATAAACGTCAACTTGTTCGTAAGATTTTGTTGAACTCAGCATATGGCGCACTATTGAATGAACATTGCAGATTTTATGACAAGCGCATTGGTCAAAGTGTTACATTAAGTGGTCGTCAGATTGTTAAACATATGATGAGTACTATCAATGAAACAATCACAGGTGTTTATGAACACGATGGCCATGCTATTGTTTATGGTGATACTGACTCATGTTATTTTACTGCATATCCTATTCTCAATTTGCAAATAGCAAATGAAGGATTAGAGTGGAATAAAGAAAACTGTATCACATTGTATGATGGTATTGCTGACCAAGCTAATGAAAGTTTTCCTGCATTCATGGAACGTGCTTTTCATGCTCCGCGTAAGAACGGTGCTATCATTAAAGCTGGTCGTGAACTGATTGGTGATCGTGCTATCTTTATCACAAAGAAACGCTATGCTATCAATATCTTTGATAAAGAAGGTAAGCGTAAGGACGTAAACGGCAAGAATGGTGATATCAAAGCAATGGGTCTTGACTTAAAACGTGCTGATACTCCTAAGTACATACAAGAATTCTTAATGGATGTACTTACTAAGGTCCTTGCAGGTGAACAACGTGACAAAGTTATTGAAATGGTTAAAGAATTTAAAAACAAACTATCAGAACAAGATAGTTGGACAAAGGGTTCGCCTAAGTCAGTCAACAACTTGACTAAACATACTATTGAATTTGAAAAAACAGGTAAGTGTGGTGTGGGTCATGCCCGGGCAGCAATCAACTGGAACTATCTACGTAGAGTATATGGTGACAACTATAGTCAAAAGATTGTAGATGGCATGAAGATTGTTGTATGTAAACTCAAAGACAATGCATTGGGCTTTACTAGTATTGCATACCCAGTTGATGAGTTACGGTTACCTGTATGGTTCAAAGAATTACCGTTTGATGATTTACTAATGGAATCAACATTAGTAGATGAAAAGATTGACAACTTACTTGGCGTATTAGATTGGGATATCAGAAGTAATACTGATGTTAACTCAATGTTTGATGAACTATTCACATTCGGTTAAACTGGTGTTGACTATCGTAATATATTCCACTATAATACGTGATAGGAACTCCTAAATATTTTAAACAAAGGAAATAAAATGAAAGATTATTTGAAAGATTTGATCGACCATACTCTTGGTCTTGGTACTATTGAACTTATTAAGGTCACTGGTACAGATACTGAGACAGCAATCAATGCTGTAGCAGAAAACAAAAGTGTTATCATTAGTGGTACATTCAAAGACCCCATTAGTGATTTCATTGGTGTATTCGGTATGCCTAACTTGAATAAACTCAAGACAATTATTGGATTTGATGAGTATGATGACACATCTAAAATCAATGTTGTTCGTACTCAACGTGATGGTGTAGATGTACCTTCTACTATTCACTTTGAAACAAAGAGTGGTGACTTCATTAATGACTATCGTCTTATGCTTAAAAGCGTAGTTGATGAGAAAGTTAAAAGTGTGTCATTCAAGGGTGCTAAGTGGAATGTTGAATTTGAGCCAACAGTTGCCGGTATTCAACGTCTTAAGAAGCAAGCACAAGCGAATAGCGAAGAAGAACATTTTGTGTTCAAAACTGACGGCAGTGATTTGAAAGTATTCTTTGGTGATGCTTCAACACATAGCGGTAACTTTGTGTTTAACACTCCAGTTACTGGTACATTGTCAGGTACACATCGTTGGCCTGTTAAAGAATTCTTAGCTATCATGGATTTGCTTGGCGACAAGAAAGTTAAGATTAGTGATCAGGGTGCGACTGAAATCACAGTTGATAGCGGTATCGCAACATATGTTTACTTATTGCCAGCGAACAAGAAATGATCAAGTACATTGCTAGTTCCGGTAAGTACACAAATGTAATTGGTGGTCCTGCTACCAATTACATTAATAACCATATTGGGGCACAAGGTGTTGGTAATCTAAGATTCAATACTACTAATCAAAGTATGGAAGTATATGACGGAATGTCTTGGATAACACTACAGATGGGTCATGTTAATGTAGGTCTAAATGCTGATGCAGAATCATTACTTGACTGGGCTAAAAAGAAGCGTGATGAAGAATTTGAATTAGAAGCATTAGCACAAACTAATAGTACTATTAAAGATTTAGTTAACACTATCAAGCAAAAGCAAGAACAAATAAGTATTGTCAGAACCTTGATTAAGAAAGAAGTAACAGTTTGAAACAAGATAATCTATCACAAAAGCATAAGCCAGAGTGGGCATTGTTCTTACCCGCAGTCAGTAGTTTCTATATTGCTGGTTTGGGTAAACAACGCAAAGGTGAACAGTACTTTGACCAAGCACGTATCCCTGCAAGTTTCAAGGGTGATGTTGAGAAACTAAACTTCTTAAATAGTAAAGAGGGTTTGTATTACTACAAGTGGGGTTTGTATAGTGCTGGCCATGCTAACTTAGATACTACCAAAGATGATCCAAGTGAATCTATCATACGTGAACGTGAAGAAGGTACATTCATGTTGGGTGATAGTGGTGGCTTTCAGATTTTAAAAGGTCAATGGCCAGCTGATTGGAAGGATCCTAACTGTCCACGTGCTATGATTAAACGTAAAGCAGTATTGAAGTGGATGGACACATACATGGATTATGGTATGTGTTTAGATATCCCAAGTCAATCATTAACTACGTTTGGTATGAAGGATAAGAATGGCAATAGCCTACATGGAATCAGTACAATTGAAGAAGCAATATCTGCCACACATATTAATAACGAATACTTTATAAATAATCGCTCAGGGAAATGTAAATTTTTAAATGTGTTGCAGGGTCGCAATCATACTCAAAGTGATGATTGGTATGAAGAAATGAAGAAGTATTGTGATCCAAACATCTATACAGACAATCATTTTAATGGCTGGGCGTTTGGTGGTCAGAACAAGATTGATGTTCACTTGATGTTACGTAGATTAGTTGGTATTATCCATGATGGATTATTACGTGAAGGTAAGCATGATTTGATTCATTGTTTGGGAACAAGTATTTTAGAGTATGCTGTATTGTTTACTGATATTCAGAAATCAATACGTAAGTATCACAACCCAAGCCTTCAGATTACATTTGATTGTGCTAGTCCATTTTTTAGTGCTGCTAAAGGATTAGCTTATTTCAATACAAGTATTGAACATAACAAGAAGTGGGCATACAGTATGGAAAAGACCGCTGAAAAGAAAAGTTATGCTACTGACACACGTAAATACCGTGATGCTGTATTAGCTGATGGGGTACATAAGTTGTTTACTGATAGTCCAGTAACTGATGCATTGGTAATGAAAGATATGTGTTATCGTGGAATAGGATTCTTAGGTCAACATGGTAAAGAAACAAAAACAAGTTGGGATACACTAAGCTACACGTTGATTCAAAGTCATAATGTTTGGATGCATATGAATGCTGTTCAAGAGGCTAATCGTCAATATGAAACGGGTGTAATTCCAAAAATGTTAGTACACAAGTTTGAGGGTGATAGGTTTTTTACTCAATTAGTTGATGAAATCTTTAGCAAGAAAACTAAACAAGAATCATTAGATTTGATTGATTACCACAGTAGTTATTGGAAGCAATTCCAATCAGGTAGTCAGGGTATTAGCGGTAAGAAAACTGAAAATGCTATGAGTATGTTTGATGAATTGTTTACAGTAGATGAAGAACCAATTGAGGAAATAGAAGATAGCGATGAAGCTATGTCATTAGTTTTGGAGTAATAAAATGTATAAACAACGAATTGCAAAATTACAACGAAGGGCCATAGACCTTGACAAGGAAATATTAGCTGCGGAAAGGGATAGTAACTTTAACAAAGACGCCCTTAAAGCTATGCTAATAGACAGAAATGATGTATACTCTGATTTAAGGAAGTATATAAAACTTCAATGGGATGAAGACCACGAAAGTGTTAATTTTGAGGATGACAGATAATTTTATATGATACTCAATTTAGAAAAGCCTCCTGTTAATTTTAATCCAAAGCAAAAAATATTCATAAAAGAGAATGTTTTGGATCCCGACATGTGCGATAGTATAATTGAGTTTGGAAAGAATAATGTCAATAAGGGAATAAACAAATACCCTCAATTATTTGATATAAGTTTTCACACCTGTCTATTACCATTAAATCACGAATCTCATCTTTTGTTAGAAGATGCTTGGCATGATGCTAGCAAATTTTTAGATATTTCTATTGATTTTGTTGAACCTTATGAACTAAAACGATATACATCTGATGATTTTTTTGGAAAACACACTGACAATTATCTATGTAATTTAAGTAGAATTGATAGAAAGATAACCTTTAGTATACAGCTTAGTGATAAAGAAGATTTTACTGGTGGAGATTTTATTATCCTTCATCAGCCTGGACCAAAGACAAAGGGAAGCATAGTAGCATTTCCTAGTTTCTTCCCGCATGAAGTTAAACCAATAAATTCCGGGGAACGATGGTCATTGATTAGTTGGGCCTGGGGTAAAGATTTTTCTTAATTAACCAATTCAATTGTATTACTATCAAAATAACGATATACTTGTAAAATATTAAACATTACGGAACTGCACATGGATCAAACAGCACAAACACTTGCCGAACAACGTCAACGTATTAAAAATAAAGCATTTCGGACAATCTTTGTCAGATTTCAAAAAGAAGGTATTCATAAATACCCCGCAGCAGCAACAGACCCAGCACTTGCTACAGGTGATGAGTATGATGTTAGCTTTCTCGCAACTCCACATCGTCACATCTTTCATTTTGAAGTGACGATTGAAGTATTTCACAACGACCGTGATATTGAGTTTATTCAATTCAAACGATGGTTAGAGAATCAATATTCTCAAGGCATTCTTGCGTTGGATTACAAAAGTTGTGAAATGATTAGTGATGACCTTTATGATGTTATCGCAACTCGGTATCCAAGTCGTAACATCAAAATCAAAGTATCGGAAGATGATGAGAATGGTGCTACGATTTCTTATAACAGAACTCAACCTTATCGTAACCTCGCTATTTAAAGGAAATATAAAATGGCAAAACAAACTTTTCAATCAAACCCACGTGTTACTCAAATCTTTGAGGACCTAGAGAAATATCTAACATTCTGTGTGGATTTTGGTTATAAGTACAATGAAGCAGAACTCTATGATCAACGGAGTTATGTATACCGTCAGTATACTAAATTTGCTACAGGCAAATTTGCTAAAGATCAATGGCAGGAAAACGCTCGTCCATAATGCGTAAGCTATACTATATGGGTCTTGAACCCTACAAAGCAAGGTATACTCTACAGTTACAAGAGTGGAATACTACTGTGTTTGATAAAAGAGGCATCAACTATGTTGTAGTGCCTGGCGAAACACTAAGTAATGACCAAGCAATTGTAACAGGTCAAGTATTAGATGCTCATGGTCGTACATACTACGGTATGTCACAATTAATGAATCTAATTAAGATGATGAAACAAGGAGAACTAAACAATGAAGATGTTGTCTACTTTGAGGACATGTTTCAGCCCGGAATTGAAAGCCTTCCGTATATTCTTAAGCAAATCGATCCTGTTCACAGGCCTAGGATTTATGTTCGCTGTCTTGCTCAGTCCATTGATCCTGACGATTTTGTTCATGTATGGGATATGCAAGATTTCATGGGACACTATGAAAAAATGGTTGACTCATTTGTGGATGGAATACTCGCAACTAATGAAGAAATGGTAATGCACATGAAGATTGCAGGTTGGAAGGCTCCAATCTACAATATCAGTGGGTTAGCATTTGGTAAGAGTGAAGTACAAAATCGTGTAGCAAGTATCAAGCCATTCAATGAACGCAAAAAGCGTGTAGTATTCTCAGCACGATGGGATCAGGAAAAACAACCTGATTTCTATATGGATCTCATTGAACAATGGCACAGAGAAAAACCATACAATGATGTTGAATTCT